GCAATATTCACCATTTCCAGCGCTGAGACTCGCAGGCTTCTTGAAGCGGGCGACCTCGCCACTCTTGGTCGCACCCCATTCTACGTGGCCCTCCAAATACCCGGCCGAGTCGTGGATTTCTACTCCGACGCCGACCTCGATACTGAGCCGACTATTCGACTCTCTACGATCCATGCGGCAAAGGGTCATGAGGCGGATCGGGTCATTCTTCTCACAGATATGACCACGCGGGTACAGCAGACCGCCGAGAAGTCACCGGACGATGAAGTCCGAGTGTTCTACGTCGGAATGACCCGCTCTAAGCGAGTGCTAGATATAGTAGAGGGGTATAATGGGTACAAACTGTGAGGATTGACAGACAGTAGCGCGGGTGGTATAATAATACCTTCATTAACCAACAGATAGAGGACATTCAGATGGCATACGACAACACTAACTCCGGAATAATGGCTCGTAACGAGCGTCGCGACACCGACAAGCATCCGGAATTCACCGGTTCGCTTAACGTTGAGGGCACGGATTTTTGGCTCTCCGCGTGGGTTAACGAGGGCAAGCCGGGCGGCAAGCTTGAGGGCAAGAAATACTTCTCCATCAAGCTGACTCGTAAAGAAGGCGGTTCTACTGGCCGATCAGCCAGCGATTCGAACTTCGTGTCTGACGACATTCCGTTCTGATGACCGAATTCCCACGCATTGACCACGCTCCGGTGGTGGTCATAGACACCGAGACCACGGGACTGAAATGGTGGGCCGACAAGCTGTTCGGCATTTCCATTGCGCTCCATGGGTTCTCGGGGTACTGGGATGTACGGTCCGACCCTCATGTTATTAAGTGGCTCAACGACCTCATCGACGAAAAACGCGTCGATCTGTGGGTCGGCCACAATCTTAAATTCGATCTTCACTTCCTCCGGGAAGCTGGGGTGGCGATCCCCCTTGACCGAATCGACTGCACGATGACCCGTGCCGCACTCATCTCGGAGCACGAACCCACCTACGCACTCGACTTCCTCGCCCGCAAATACGCTGGCATGAAGAAGGACGACGAGATCTACGAGGAGATGGCACGACTCTTCGGTGGCCGTGCGACTCGGAATGCGCAGATGCCTAACATTTCGCGTGCCCCGATCAGCATGGTGTCGAAATACGCGATCCAAGACGCCGTGGTCACACTGGCACTGTACGACTGGCAAGAGGAGCAGATGCGGACGCAGAACCTCGCCCAAGTGCACCGGCTGGAGCGCGACTTGATGCCCGTGATTATGGACATGGAAGAGCAGGGCGTGCGGGTGGACGTGGGGCTGGCTGAGAAGGCCGTCCGTGACCTCACCGTGCGCGTTGACAATATGCAGAGGGATCTGAATAGCTTGGCCGGTTTCGAGGTCAACCCGAACCCGTCCGGATCGATCGCGGATCTATTCAAGCCGACACTCGCGGACGATAATGAATGGTACTTGATCGACGGCACGAGAGCGGACAAGACCGATGGCGGTAAAGCCTCGATCAACGCCGACTGCTTGCGACGCATGAAGCACCCCGCCGCGAAGATGATCCTCGACTTGCGTAAAATGCTGAAGACCCGGGATACTTTTCTGTCGGGCCATATCTTGGGGCACGAACACGATGGCATCATTCACTGCAACTATAACCAGACTAAAAACGACGCTGAGGCGGGGACTGGAACTGGACGTCTATCAGTTACCAATCCCGCTCTCCAGCAGATACCATCTAGAGACGTTGCCATCAAATCGCTTATCCGGCCGATTTTCAAGGCTGATGTGGGTGCTAAATGGATGGGGCTGGATTGGTCACAATTTGAATTTCGAGTGGCTAACCATTACGGTCAGGTGCCCTCGATTATTGAGGCCTATCGCGCTAACCCTAAGCTCGACTTTCACCAGCTGGTGTCTGACCTCACCGGCATCCCCCGAAACGCCCAGTACGCGGGTGGCCCGTCTTCGAAAGCGATTAATCTCGGTCTGGCGTTCAATATGGGATCGGGGCGGCTAGCGCAGGAATGTGGACTGCCCTATACCGAGGAAGTGGGGCCGAGTGGTAATGTGTTTTTGAAGGCCGGACCCGAAGCGATGGAGCTGTTCGACAAGTACCACACCGCAAACCCCGGGATGCGCAACACCGCGCAGAAGGCGAGTAACATCGCCAAGGAACGCGGTTCGGTGCATTCAGTGATGGGCCGTCGGCTCCGATTTCCCGGCGGGCAATTCGTGCATAAGGCGTCGGGGCTGATTTACCAAGCCACTAGCGCGGACTGCATGAAGCAAAAGCTCATCGAACTACATAAATATTTAACCGCCGAGGGCTGTGGGCGACTACTGCTGACGGTACACGACGAGGTGGGTATATCGCTAGATAATGACTCACTCGACAAAGCGCAAGAGGTAGCACGAATCTACACGACCTTTGATGGTGTAGAATGCCCTATTCACCTACGTGTTCCGATCACGTGCGAGTGGGGTATAGGCGAGGACTGGTATGAAGCGAAAGGATAGAGGTAATGGATAAGATTAAAGTGGTAGTCGATCTACAATACGGGAGCACCGGCAAGGGGCTGATCGTGGGCAAGATCGCGGAGGACGAAGAACCCGATACGGTAATCACCGCGTGGGCACCAAATGCGGGGCACACGTACATCAGCAAGACTGGACGCAAGTTCATTCACACGCACCTTGCGAACAGCATCGTGTCGCCCATGCTAAAGCAGGTGTTACTCGGCCCCGGTTCGCTGATCAACCCGATGCAACTGCTCGAAGAGATCGCCTCGTGCGCGGACCTGCTAAAGAACGTTCGCATCGCGATACACCCGCACGCGGCCGTAGTGACGGATCGTCACATCGAAGAGGAGGCTGGGCCGATGACCAAGATCGGTTCGACTAAAAAGGGTGTTGGTGCCGCGATGATTCAACGCATTCGACGCGATCCGGACGACTTGAATATAGCCGCTAATTGTGAGGGGCTGTCGAAATATGTAGTCACAGTGGCCAAGTACCGCCAGTGCTTGCGCGAAGCCGAGCACGTGATTGTGGAAGGTGCACAAGGGTACGGGCTGTCGATGTACCACGGCTTTTACCCCTACACCACCTCGCGTGATGTGAGCGTGTGGCAAATCCTCGCCGATTGCGGCATCCCGCACGACTTGCTACCCACGGTCATGGACTTGCCCGACATCACTGTAATTGGCACGTGCCGTACTTACCCGATACGCGTGGCTAACCGATTCGACACACACGGCACTCAAGTCGGATACTCCGGCCCGTGCTACGACGACCAGTTGGAGATCACGTTCGAGGAGATCGGACAAAAGACGGAGCTTACCACCGTGACCAAGCTCCCGCGCCGGATTTTCACATTCAGCCGCAAGCAGATCGCAGAGGCGATCGAGTACAATGGTGCCCGGGAGATCTTCTTGAATTTCGTCAACTACTGCAGGTCCGAGGACGAGGTGCAGGACATAGTCGATTCAATTGAGCGTTCGCCGAACACGTTCGTGCGGTGGATAGGACTTGGACCGGAATATAAAGACGTGTATTTCATGCCTCAATATGGACGCGAGGCACGGATGGAGCGAATACTTGAACTTTGGAGGGCTTATGCTACAGGTAGAATCAACAGTACACACGGATGAAGTCAATGAGACCCCTTGGGCGGTACACCCCGAACGGGCGGCAGAAGTTGTGGATGCGCACGGCGCAACCGTCGCGACTTTCGAAGTCCGTCACCATTTGCGTGGCGTTATGGGGAACTGCGATAAGAATGCCGACCTTGCGGTCCGCGCCGTCAACGCGTATAAGAAGCGTGGTGGCGCAGATATGCGACAACTTCAAGATAGAATTACCAAGTGGGCAGACTCGCGTTTTCCGGCGCGTACCACTGCGGACATTTTACTCAAGCTCTACGAGGAAGTGGGCGAGTACGCTCGTAACCCAAAAGCCGCGCTTGAAATGGGTGACATCATGATCCTGTTGCTGGACGTCGCGCACATGAACGGTATAGACGTACATAGGGCGGTAGAGGACAAGATGGATATCAACGAGGGACGCGAGTGGGAAGTCGACGTCAACACAAGGATCATGCGTCATGTCGAACCGAAATGATGAATTCAACAGTTGGTACAACGAGTCCTTCGGCCATGTGCTGGGGTCCGAGGACGATGAGAATCGCAATGCGGTGAAACAGATCTGGAATGGGGCACTGGAGCACATCGCCCGCCAGTACGAGTTCCAGATCTTCGACGAATTCACCGGAGAGCAGATAGCGGATCAAATTAGACGTTTACAGGCGGTAAAATCATGAGTTTAACAGTATACGAACAACTTCGCGCTTGCCACGTCAAGCGGTGGCACATAGTGCAGACGTCACGGGAGCAGACGCTGGCCGAGCATTCTTTCGCAGTAGCTGTGATCGCAGGATCTCTCGCGGCCGCTATGCGCTGGAAGGGTCTGTTGCAGGAATCGGGTAAGCTCAAGCTCTTGCAGTGGTCGCTCGCGCACGATATAATCGAGGTGCGTACCGGGGACATGCCAACGCCGTTTAAGCGGGACCTAGAAGCGGTGGGGGGTAAGGGTATCGTAGAAAAGGCCGAGGACCGAGTGGACTCCGACACAATGTCGGCGTACCGGCAGGTGAAAGGCTCCGATATAGAAGCTATAGTCAAGCTCGCGGACCAAATCGAGGCGATCTTTTTCCTGCAGGATAATGGTGTGGGGGCACACGCCAAGCAAGTGCTAGATGGCCTTCGGGCGATCCTCGCCGACATGGTGAACGAGACCGAGCGTTTGCATCCGGCATTGAACGTGCGCGAATCGGTTCGCCGCGTTTGCAACGATATAGGAATTACAGGGGGTTGGTTATGAATTGTATTAAGTGCGGCGAGGACACCCGAGTCACCACCACATACCAAAATGCGAACGGCGTTACCCGCCGCCGCCGGACCTGCAGTCACTGCGAATTTAGATTCACCACACGCGAAAGGCCAGAGATACCCGAATCACCCGAGGAAGAGAGGGAGGGACTTGACAACCTGTCCCACGTGTGGTATAATGGATCCCCGACCAATAAACCATAGAGGACATCACCATGACTAGCACCCCCATATTCTACCACCCGGCCCAAGAGGTCGCGTTCGACTTCATCTCGGTAGCGAAGATCCCCGAGTTCATCCACCAGTTGGAGGGCGATGTGCGATCGAACTTCGAGCCGTACACGGCGGTTGACTTCGAAGAGGCCCATCACCGCGAGTACGTCCGTGGTGTGCTGAAGAATGTCGCCCCCAACGGGTTCGGCACGATCGATCCCGAGATCACCAACTCGCTTCTCTACTCGAATGCTGGCCACTGGGCGGCGGCTAAACATGTACTCCAGCAAGGTGGCGTACGTGGTGGCGTGGCGTGCTCCGCGACTCAGGGCTTCCACCATGCGCACTTCGATGATGGCTACGGGTTCTGCACGTTCAACGGGCTGATGATCACTGCGATGAAGGCACTCCGGAACGGCGCGACGAACGTGCTGATTATCGACGGGGACGGGCACCACGGCGACGGCACTGAGGACGTGCTGGACCACCTGATGATCCGGGGTCGCGTTACGAACATTACCCGCCCAGACATTGGCCGCCCGGTTCACGCCCAGTGGAACGCCGAGATGTGGCAGTCGTTTGCTAAGGGATTGATTCGAAGCTCGAAGGCGGGTATAATACTATATCAGGCCGGTGCTGACGCTTGGGACCAAGATCCCTACGGTGCCGGGTACCTGTCCAAGGAGGGTCTCGCGGCCCGCGATCGTGGCATCTTCACCGCCGCACGCGAAGCCGGAGTCCCATTAGTCTGGAATCTAGCAGGGGGATACTCGAAGCCGATGCAACACACGATCGACATCCACTTGCAAACGCTGGCGATCAGCGATGAGGTCTATTATGCCGCCAATCAAGAATCTCTCGTTCGCTGACTTAATGCAAGGGGTAGGCAGGGGCCATCGCGCCATTGCCGCCACCCCGGACGCCCAGCGCATTCCGCTTGGGATGCGTCAAGCGCAAAAGGGCATGCTCCCGGCAGAAATCGTGGAGCAGTACAACAAGGCCGGGATTTTTGGCAAGACCTCCACCGGCGAACCGATCCGTGCGACGATGTCGAGTACCGATGAAGACGCGGTGGCCAAGGGATTCATGCCTAGAACCGGCAAGCTTCGGCTTGATCCCGAGAGCAAAGCTCCGAAAGATATAGATCAAGCGCACGCGATGGGTCAATATCCCAATATTACTTGGACCTACGGCCGCGCTCGCCCCGGTAAAGAAGACTTAGGGTATGGTATCCAAAAGTTCATGGAACAAGCCGCCGCTAACGATCTTCGCCGGACTCCATCAATGCCCGATCCAGTGATGACCGAGCTTTACGCGATGGATGTCAAGCCCGAAGGGTACGGAATGCGAGACCCCAGTGCCGCGTGGTGGAAGAGCCTGCCCGCGAAAGGTAAGGAGATGTACGCGCTGGCGTACGACATGATGCGAGCACAGGGTCACGGCAACGTGGCGTCGCACTTGACCGATGTGAATCAAGCGCGGCGACTCGGCAATGTGGCGTCGCACTCACTCGGACACGGGGACTTACGATTCATTTCTCCAGTAGAGGAAATGGGCCATATGCCCGGGATGTCCGGCCAGCTTTTCTCCGCTCCGATCAGCTCCGCGCATGGCGAGGATTACTACCTGAAGAAGCTATTCGGCGGTCCGGGCATGGTCGCGAATCGCAAGACCGACGAATACATGGACGCGGCGGCGGATTTGCGTACACCGGACTTTCTGTCGATGACACCCGAGCAGACGATCGGAACGCTCCTCACACGCGAAGCGCAACTGGCTGGTGCCTACGGCCCCGGCACGGGCACGGCGTCCCCACTACGATTCAGCCAAGTACGTCCGCACGAGAACGCTTTGCTTAGGAACCTAGCTGAGCCGCAAGTGGTAGCGAACCCCGGACGAATCGAGGGGGCAATGGGTCCTGCAACGCTCGGACGACAGGCCACGACCGAAGCCCTAATCCGTGGAATGCTCAAAGGGTACGACCCCGACGAGATCGTTCAGCGTTTGTTGGAAGATGCGCCTCCGGGCGGGTACAAGAATCGATACAAAAAAGGAGGACTGGCTCATGCCGCAGTCATCGCTTGATATAGACGGTATAGTTACCGAGCGCGGGGGAGCGTACGGCGACTACACGATCCAAGCCGAGATAGCACAGACGCTGAAGGATCTCTTTCGCGAGTGCCCGGGCTGGGAGCGGCTGGAGTACCACCAGCGCGAATCGCTCGACATGATCGCGTGCAAGGCGTCCCGCATTTTGAACGGCGACCCGAACCACGTCGACTCGTGGGTGGACATCGCGGGGTACGCGACCATCGTGGCAACACGAATACCAAAGGGGGGTATTGACAAGGCTACCCCACCTGTGTTATAATACAGGGACTGGATCAGTGAGACGATCCGGACCAACCGATAGACCACATAGAGGACATACAATCATGGCAAAGACTACTACTAAGCCCGTCGCAATCACCACCGACATGGTAGACGAACTCGCTAGCGTGCGTGACCGGCTCAAGGCGTTGACCGCTCGCGAGAAGTACCTAAAAGAGATCTTCCGCAAGGGCGGCGACGCGATCTACCGTGGCGACCAGCACCAAGTCGAGATCAAGTTCACGACCCGCCCACAGCTCGACATGGAAGCCGTCCGCGCCCACTTGTCGGCCGAGTTCATCGCCGCAAACACCGGCGAAGTCGAGGTGATGAACATTCGTCAGATGGAGATCGTAAAATGAAGCCCACCCCGTACACTACCAAGACCGGAATCCGGATCGGATGTAACTATCAGCCCCCACAGACGTGGGAGCCGAGTGGCGACATGGAAAGGCTCCAGTCCTCGTTGCTCGATCCCGAGTACCGCCCAACGGCCGAACGCTTTTGGGACGCTATCCTTTGGACTGTGAGCGTCGCGGGGATCGTGATGCTCGTTATAGGAGTACACTATGCTTAACGACGACATCGAGCCGGAAGAGGACGAGGGCGCGAACACCTGCCCCGTTTGCAATGCGGGTATGGCTACCAAGTGCTTGGAGTCCAAGACTGACCCACGGCACGACATCTTTTGGGCGAAATACGGCTACCAGTGCGAAGAGTGTGGTCACCAAGGCGACACTTGGGAAGTACTGGGCGATTAGACGATACTTGACAGGTTATCGCACCTGTGTTATAATTCATTCTTCATCAACACATAGAGGACATTTCAGATCATGGCACACGAACTTAACTTCAATTCCGCTGGTAAAGCTTCAATGGCGTACGCAGGAGAGACACCTTGGCACGGACTCGGACAGCAGTTGACCCCGGACGCTCCACTCGACGTTTGGACTCGCGAAGCGGGTCTGGACTGGGAAGTCAAAAAGGGCGCGATCGCCTACGAGGTGCGCGACGAGGAGAACAACCCCGTCCGCATGCAGACCGTACCAGCACGCTGGGCATTGTACCGCTCCGACACTGGTGAACCCTTGTCCGTCATGTCGAGCAACTACCACATCACCCAGCCCCGCGCCGTGATGGAGTTCTTCCGCGACCTGACCGAAGGCGGCGACTTCAAGATGGAGACCGCCGGTGTCTTGCGCAACGGCTCCACCTACTGGGCGTTGGCCAAGGCCGAGGATTCGTTCGACGTGGGCGGCGGTGACGTGGTCCTGCCTTACCTACTGCTCGCGACGTCTTGCGACGGCTCAATGTCGAACACTGCGCAGTTCACGACCACTCGTGTCGTGTGCAACAACACGCTGTCGCTCGCCGTGGCGAACAAGACCGGCCAAATCCGCGTGCCACACAGCACCCAGTTCAACGCCGACAAGTTCAAGGCAGAACTCGGCCTGTGCGCGGACACTTGGAGCCAGTTCAAGACCAGTGCTACGTCGCTGTCCAAGCGCAAGGTGTCGAAAGAAGAAGCTACCCGCTACTTCCTCGACGTGTTCTACGGCGACGAAGCCGAGTCGATCGACGTCGAAGCCAAGCGTCCGATGATCGAGCTGGTCACCAAGATCTACCTCGACGGCGTGGGCCAGCGAGCCAAGACCGCCCAAGGCACAGCGTGGGGACTCTTGAACGCCGTCACCCGCTTCGCCGATCACGAGCGCAAAGCCGCATCCCGCGACACTCGCTTGCAGTCCGCTTGGTTCGGTGCCGGTGCCCGCCTGAAACGCGACGCATTGACACAAGCGATGGCCATGGTATAATCGCGGTGTCCATGGTTCTCCGCAGTTGCCATGAGATCTTAAAGGGGGCTTCGGCCCCCTCTTTTTAAACACATAGAGGAAAATATGACACGTATAGTCTGGTCACACATAGAAAAAGGCGCGGTCTTCGCCAATATGGTCAAGGTCCTGCGTCACAACCCGAATCTCACGAATAAAGAAGCCTTGCGGATTTCGCAGTCAGTGCTCGACTCCAGTCGCTGGATCACCGTCAGCGACCAGCGTGTTTTCAATCACAAAGTCCGAATCGCCGAGGCTCGGGCAAAGGCTAAACACGCGGCCCGCGCCGAGAAGACGCTCGAAGCCCCCGCCCCTATACTAGCCCCGACTCCCGTGCCTGAACGCAAGGAGACCCCCAAGACGAGGCTCGCGGATATACTCGAGCTACTACTGGATGTCGTCGCCGAGTCCGTGGCCGCCCGGGTTGCGGCAAGCATGCGTCCCCCAATGCACGTGGACGAACTCCGGCGGCACGTGGACGAGCAGTTCGACGCCGAGATCGCAAAGCGTCCAAAGCACAACCCCCAGCCGATCCCGCACGCGACTGGCTACGCGAAACCCGGCGTGCTGGTAATCGGATTGCTCCCAGCGCAGACGTACCCGATCATCTCGATGTACGGGACCCGGCTGGACCTGACCTTCATGACGGCCGAAGATGCCGTGCACCGGCCCAAGCTCGTCCGAGCGCACACGGTGTTGATGACCAAGTTCATCTCGCACGCCGTGCAGGACAAATACCGAAAGGCTCCGAAGCTCCATTTCGTCAATGGCGGCACAGGCGTCTTGGCGGAGGTACTTGACAGCATTGTCCCACCTGTGTTATAATATAACCTTTTCAACAACACATAGAGGACAACACAATGCAGACTACCACTACCAGCGTCGAGCAATCCATGTATGGTTGCGACATCGAGGCGTACAAAGATTCCGTTCGCCGCTCAATCACCTACCGCTTCACCGGCGGCAACATGGTCGTCGCGGGCCTGATGTCCGACGCCCAAGAGCTGATGGCCATGGGCCAAACCGAGACCGCCCGCCAGTACCTGAATCGCGCAAAGGCGATCCTGTTCGACATCATGGACGGTAAAATGTCCGCTGGCGCGGAGGTGATGTAATGAACCGGACGATCTCCTACACTGACCTCGCGGCGGTCTTCCGTCGCAAGTTCGCCGAGTACGATGCCCATATGTGCGACCGCGCTCTGAGCGACTGCTACGACGCGATGCTCGCCGTGGGCGAGTCGACTGACCCCGAATACGCCCGGAAGCTGTGGTGCGAAATCGACGCTATCCGCGACCGCCAAATGGTACTGAAGAAAAAAGGAGCCTACGCATGATGATACTAAACACCACCATGGACCTCGTCGATGCGATCGTCAACCGGGAGCTGGTCCCTTTCGCTTACTCCGGCCGCTTCATGTACGGGCAGGACTGTGTCGCCTGTGTCGTGGACGAGGGGTCCGACATGGAAGGACTGCCCAAAGAGGGCGCGACTGTGGACAACATGGGCAAAGGCTACGTGGTCTATTGGTCCCGCGCCGAATGGACCGACGGGGTGCAAGAGTACGTCGACACCCTGCTCGATCCCTCGGGAAAGGCCGAATGACCCTATCGTCAGTAGGGTCATTTGAGGGGGGTACTTGACAAACCTATTGCCCCCGTGTTATAATTCAGTTTCTGGATCGATAAAAAGATCCGGAGATCAACAACCCCATAATCTTATAGAGGACACACCATGAAAATCGCAACACGCACAGCTACTAAGACCCAAGTCGAAATCGTCGCCGTCAACGGCGGCTGGACCACGATCCGCGCCATCGGCCAAACCGCGACCCTCAAGGTCCGCAACGGCGAGCTGACCGGCCACACCGAGATCACCAAGGCCACGCCCGTGACCGCCGAACTCGTGATCGAAAAGGCCCGCGCCACTGCCCGCGTCAAGATGGACATCAACGAGCGCAAAAACGGCAAAGTCGATCCGCTGTACTTGCCCCAGTACACCGCGTACACCACCGAGTTGGCCGACGGCTCCAAGAAGCGTTCGATCGACAAAGGCGACGACGTGGCACTGGCTCTGCGCAAGCTGACCCTTGACGCCGTCTACTCGACAGCGGCAAGCTCCACCGGCATCTCCCAAGCTGGTCTGCGCGACCGCTTCGCACACCTCAACCCCGGCATGCAACGCATGAACCTCGGCAACATGATCCGCAAAGCACTCAAGGAGGCACTCAATGCAGGATTCTAAAAAAGAAGTCCGGGTGCGCTTGCACTCGGCCACCCTCACGGGTGAAATGCTACTGGACGGCCAGCGCATCGCCTTCCGCGCCGAAATCGACGGCGGCAAGGTGGACGCGTGGTTCGATCCGGTGAAAGAAGGCCAGCACGTCGATCGCTGGCTGGCTTTCCGCGCCTTGGACCGCTGGATCGACGAGAACCTCCGGGGGTGACGGCGTGATGCACTTCTGCGCGAAATGCCAAGCCCAGCGGCTGGCCGAAGGCGGGGTCCAAACCCGTCCCGGCCGGTGGCTGTGTGCGAAATGCTGGGTGCAGTTCTCTCAACGGAAGCTGGGGTATTGACAAATGTATGGCACCTGTGTTATAATATAACCTTTTCAACCAACAGATAGAGGACACACCATGACCGACACACTCGCCACCCTGATCGCCACCCCAATCGCTGGCAACTACGCCGCTGACGCCGCGCTCGTCAAACGCATCAACCGCTTCGCCGAGTCCGACGCTCCCGTCGCTGACCGCGCCGACGCTGTTCGCCACCTGTCCAACGTCGTCTACGGCCTTAACGACCCGTTGATGTCCTACGACGACGCGACTCTCCTCCGAATCTTTCTGACCGGCGAGTAATACTTGACAAAGGTACCACACCCGTGTTATAATAGAATCTTTTCAACCAACAGATAGAGGACAACATCATGAACAAGCAACGCCGCGCAAAGATCGAAGCCGAAGTGCTCGCCGCCCAAACCGCGATCGAAGCTCTGCGCTTCGCCCTGCAGAACCTGCAAGACCTCGCGACTGAGGAGCAAGACTGCTTCGACAACATGCCCGAAGGCCTCCAAGCGTCCGACAACGGCCAGCGCATCGAAGAGATCGCGCAAGCGTTCGATTCGGCCAACAGTACATTCGAGTCCGCCATCGACGACGTCGAGTCCGCGATCGAAGAAATCGGAGAGGCGGTGAACCAATGATCGACTTCGCACCACTGACCGAGCACTCTCCCCGTCCCGTGGCAGACCCCGACTACGTGCCATGGTGGGCAAAGGGCGAGTACGCCCGTGCCAACGGCACGAAATACACCACCGAGTCGGGCGTCGTAATCGTCGGCGGCAAGGCCACCGGAAGGCTTCCCGTGGCTCCGAGACCCGCCCCGGTACCTAAGGCCCAACCCCGGGTGGCGAGCGTCCCCGAGACCCCAAGGAAGGCCCCGGCGACCCCTCGGGAACCGGATCTGGCCCAGCGGCTGGTGGCCCAGTGCCCCTTCCCCGTCTTGCGCGTCGCCCTGTGCAACGAGTACGGCATCGATCCGGCGATTCTGCTGGACGCACCGAACAACGGCGTCGCGACGATGCGACTGCTGAACGCACTGCGCAAGGCCTTGCGTGCAAAGGCTCTGTGAGGTACAATCGGTGGCATGTCCGACGCCACCCTCATCCTGCTTGCCTTCCTCGCGCTCGGGGTGGGCACGCTTCTGTGGGCGATCCACGAAATCAACCGAGACCCACTGGACGATGACCCACCGAAGCCCACGGAAGACGCTTGAGATATGTTAAGCTATTACCATACCGGTACCATACCCTCCAGCGCAAGGAAGACCCCAAGGAAGGCCTCGGAGAGGTATCGGAGCGACTGTGCGACTGCCTGAGCAGAAGCTCTACGACTGGCTGGTCCGCAAAGTCGGCCACTGGGCACTGCTGGAGCGTGTCGAAAACCGGGTGAAAAAAGACACCCCGGACCTGTACATCAGCGTCCGAGCCACACCCTGCACCGACGACCGCCCGCTCACCGGTTGGATCGAACTGAAATGCCTCGACGCCTTTCCCGTCAAAGCCACCACCACCGTCAAGCTCCCGCATTGGACCAACGGCCAACGCTACTGGGCGATCCGGCACCGGACGTGCGGCGGCAACACGTGGCTCGTGGTCCAAGTCGGCGACGAAATCTTCGTGTTCAACGCGGCGGAGCTAGCAACCAGCGACTGGACTCAAGCCGAGTGGCGTTCGCGCGGCGTGCGACTCGATCGACGGGGCTGTAGCACCGAGGACGTACTTGTGGCACTGCGCGAACTCGTGGTTTAATTCGTCCACGGCGTGCAATGCGCTGTACTCGTGTCGGACCTCCCGACGCTGGTGGAACAAGAAAAGATACGTTCCACCGTTCCAGCAAGATGGAACGCACAATGGAACGCTCCTCCCATTCGAAAAAAGACCCGGTGTTCCATTGTTACATGCGCACGCGGGGGTACTGCCTTGTCAACGGCATGGTTCGAGGCGGGGGGTATTAGATGGAACAATGGTACACGGGCTGTGTGTCTCGAAACCCGCGCCGGACGGGGCTTGTGAGACTGCGGTGCGTTCCATCACCGTTCCATCATTATGGAACAAACGGGGGTCCTCAGACGTCGAATATTCCTCCACCACCACTTAGGGCTTCTCTCAGGGCTTCTCACGTGTGCGCATGAAAGCGTTATAACTCCGCATTATGCTGAACCTCAGCTTTATAACTCAGCTGTAGACAACGCCGGGTATTGTGTGCCGCGCGGCCTCTGTGTTTTAATTCGCTCCATGGCCTTCTTTGATGACGTTAAACTGCTGAAAGACATTGGACCCGAGACGATCGCCGAATACGAGCGTCGTGCTGGGATCTCTGTGCAAACACTGCTGGACGCTATCGTCCGTGACCGCGTGCGGCATCCACCAAACTCGGCCAGTCACATGGCGCACACGAAAGAGTGCAACGACCCCACGCTCAAAGCGACTGGCGATCTGGCTTTGCTTGAAGAGACCAAAGCATACAAAATGCTGGTCATCATCGCCGAATTCCGTGATGGTCCACCTGAATCGCGTTTCTCTCTGCGTCATGCGTACAACACGGCGGGCATCCACCGGCAAACGCTGATCGGCTGGCGCGGTGACCACAAGCTATTCGACGGCATCATGGACAGCATTCAGGAAGAAATGGTCGATACCATGCGTGCCGAAGCTTATCGTCGCTCAGTGGTGGGACACGACGAGCCGATCGTGCATCAGGGCGTCAAGACGGGCGACACTGTGAAAAAGTTCAGTGACTCACTGCTCCAGTTCACGCTCATGGGGTACGACGCGAAATTCCGCTCGAAAGACGTCAATATGAACGTGTCGGGCCAGCTTGACTCGAACATCAACATCGAAGGTCTCCGTGATCGCCTTGCCCAACGTCTTAACTCGCGCTCAAAGGCGGAGTAAAAAGTCGACTGTCGTCGATTCGGCGAACTGGCACGAGTTCGTGGACGAACTGTCGGACCGCGAGGCACTTGAGCTGTTCTACGACTGGCCCACGTGGGCACGTCCCAACCAGACGATACCACCGGGTGACGACTGGACGATTTGGATGATCCTCGCTGGACGTGGCTGGGGTAAAACCCGCTGTGGTGCCGAATTCGTGCGCTACCACGCTGAGAACGGGTTGGCTGGTCGCATTGCACTGATTGCCGAAGACGCGGGTGACGCACGCGACGTGATGGTGGAAGGCGAATCTGGCATTTTGGCCATCTCGCATCCAATGTGCAAGCCGGTATTTGTCCCTTCCAAGCGGCGACTCGAGTGGCCCAATGGCGCGATCGCCACGATCTACTCGGACAACGACCCCGAGACACTGCGGGGACCACAGCACGACTTGGCTTGGGTGGACGAACTGGCGAAATTCCGCAATGCGGAGGACATGTGGTCCAACCTGATGTTCGGCCTACGACTGGGACAAAAGCCCCGCGTTTGCATCACTACAACACCAAAGCCCATCCCGATCGTACGCCGTCTAATCAGCGAGGAGCGTGTCATCGTCACCACGGGCACGACGCACGAGAATTTCAATAACCTCGCACCCACGTTTCGCGACGAAATCGTGTCGCAGTACGAGGGCACACGCATTGGGCGGCAGGAGCTGTACGCGGAGGTGATCGATCCTGAGGACTACGGTATCGTCAAGCGCGAGTGGTTCAAGCTGTGGGACGCGAGCAAGCCACTGCCCGATTTCCTCTACGTGCTCCAGTCCTACGACTGCGCGTACACCGAGAAGACGCAAAACGATCCGACTGCGTGTAGTGTGTGGGGCATCTTTCGGCCGAATGAGGACAGCGGGCTTTGTGCGATGCTCATTGACTGCTGGGAGGACTTCCTCGCGTACCCGGACCTGCGGCCCAAGATCATTGACGAGTACGGCTCGATCTACGGCGACCCCGGCAAAAAGGTGGACCTCGTACTCGTCGAGGACAAGGCGTCGGGCATTAGCATTTTGCAGGACTTACAGCGTGCTGGTGTGCCGTGCCGCGCCTACAACCCGGGCCGCGCTGACAAAGTACAGCGTTTGCATCTGGTCGCCAACATCATTGCACACGGCCGCGTCTACATTCCCGAATCGCTCGTCCATCCGGGCCAGCCGCGCGACTGGGCAGAGCCGTTGGTCTCCCAAGTGTGTTCGTTCCCCGAAGCAGACCGGGATGACCTGACCGACACGCTGTCCCAAGCACTGCGATTGCTGAAGGACATGTCGTTCCTGCAAATCGATCCGATCCCACCGGACAACGACTACGTGGACGACGAATACAGACCCAACCGAGGGAACCCTTATGCCCAGTAATTTGATCGACGACTTCCTGCAGGGCTTGGACCCGATCGACGCGGCCACGCTGTTGGCTGGTATCCGCAATTCAGTGCCACTGGGCATGATGTTTCGTTCCGGCGAGTTGAATGAGGGCCACGATGCGGAGCTGGCCAGACGTCGTGGACCAGCCACGATGCTTGCACCACCGACTATCGATCCGGCGGAGTCCAATCGCCGTGCGCAGATGGAATTCGAAATGCAGTACCCCGACCCTCGCATTCGCGAATTCATTATTAACGAAAGACTTAAAGAGCTACGCAATCCGTACAGTGCGACGACCGCTACGCGACGCCGCGATTTCGAAGAGGCACCGATGTCGGCCCAGCAGTACATGAGTGCCGCACCGAAAAAGAAGAAATTCGCCAATGGTGGCGCGATCGATTTCACTATCCCCGATATGCAGGACGGTGGCAGGTTCATCCCCGACCCACAGCCCTACAATAAGGGCGGTGGCGTGAAAAAGACGCTCGACCAGATGATGGCGGAGATGGCACAAAAAGGCACCAAAGTAGCCGACAAGCCGGATCTCGCACGCCGTGGATTTCTCGGTCTTGGTAAGGCGTCGGATTTCCCACTGGCTAAGCTCGATACCAAGGCACTGGAGAAAATGCAGTCCGAGTTAAAGGGTGCACCGACCATCACCGAGAAATCCGTGACTATTGACCCCGGCAAGGGCGCGGCAAAGTCAACACTCAAATCGCTGAGCGAAACGCCAATGTCTCGGCGCGAGGTCTTGCAATCTGCCGCTGGTCAGGCGTTGCGTGGTGTGTTGCCCGATCTCGGCGGACTTAGTGCGATCGGGAATGTAGCCAAAGTCGCGGAGACTGCGGCCGCTCCCACTGCTTTGCCTTCGAGCATGATTGCCCCGTTGTTGGCTCAAGCGGCCGAGCAAGGCATGAAGCTTAGTGACGCGTTGAAATTTGTGCGCAGTAAGGTGCCGAACGCGGACGAGTTATTCGAACTCGAAGAGACATTCCGCAATTACAAAAACCCATCTCGCATAGACTACGAGGACGACCTGCTCTTACCATCCGACGTTATGCGCGACTTGCTTGCCGCACAAGCAAAGCCATCGATCATGGCCGCACGCCCCGAGATGCGGGCGATGAGAGGCTTGGCCCCGAAGAAGTACGAGGAATTGAAAGATGCATCGCGTGATTTCTCGATGCAATCGATTGAAAATGCGCTGGGGCGTGGTGTGTTGAGAGGCGAAGACGAAGTGGAAATGTTCTTGCGTGGTGACCCAAAGATCTGGGAAATTATCGGAAACCGCTAGTCGTGTTAAAATCGCACATATTAAAGGCTGATAATGGCAACTGAATTCCCACAACCGCAAATGGAAGCACCCGAAGGTCCTGAGGACACGGCGGGCATGGTGTTCGACCTCGACATGGAGGACCCGTACGCGGAAGTGGAAGAGCAACCGGACGGTTCGGCTATTGTGCGGATGGACGAATTCAAGGGTCCGGGCGAGGATCAAGACTTCTACGCGAACATGGCCGACGAGATTGATTCGTGGAAGCTGGACAAGCTCGCGATGCACTACCTCGACCTGATCGAGAAGGACAAAGAGGCACGCAAAGAGCGGGACAAGCAGTACGAAGAGGGACTCAAGCGCACAGGACTCGGGCACGACGCTCCCGGCGGTGCGCAGTTCCAAGGCGCCAGCAAAGTCGTGCACCCCGTGATGGCCGAAGCCTGTATCGATTTCGAATCGCGTGCTATTAAAGAGCTGTTCCCGCCGGATGGCCCAGTGCGTACGCACGTTTTGGGCAAAGTCACCGAAGAGGAAACGAAGCGGGCCGAGCGCAAACGCGACTTCATGAACTGGCAGTTGACTGAGCAGATCGAGGAGTTCCGCGATGAGCAGGAGCAGATGCTCACGCAGTTGCCACTCGGTGGCTCGCAGTTCTTGAAGCTCTGGTACGATGACCGAAAGAAACGGCCTTGCGCGGAGTTCGTATCGATCGATAACATTCTGTTGCCTTTCTCCGCCGCGAATTTCTACACCGCACAACGTGTGACTGAGGTGCAAGACATCACCCAGCAGGAATTCGAGTCGCGGATGGCGTCGGGTCTGTACCGCGATGTGACGTTCACTCGCGCCGTGATGGAGCCGGAGCTATCCTCTCCCGAGAAGGCGAATAACAAGATCGAGGGTAAGCAGTGGAGTGACGACACCGATGGACTGCGTCGCGTTTACCACATCTACGCGTACATTGCCGAAGAGGATGATTCGCACTCTAAAGGCGAACTGGCTCCCTACATTTTGATGATCGACGAGAACAACACGGAAGTCGTCGGTATGTACCGGAATTGGGAGCAAGGCGACGAAGCGATGGCGAAGCTTGACTGGATGGTTGAGTTCAAGTTCATCCCGTGGCGTGGTGCATACGCGATCGGATTGCCGCAACTTATCGGTGGGCTTTCGGCCGCTATCACTGGTGGTTTGCGTGCTTTGCTCGAT